CAGACTCCCGCTTATGATCAGGACTTTGACGATTACTATACTGCAGAGGACTATGATCGCCGTGCTGCAGAACGTGACGGGTGGACGAGTTCTGTATGGGATGGGCGCTGATTTGCCCGCTTAAGTAACACTCACTTCTTCAGTCCTTAAATTACACTGCGTCATGAACATCACCAAGATGACTAACCTGGACCTGGCAATTGCTGAGGCACAAGGTAAAGTTAAGGTCACACGGTTGGCAACACGTAAACCCCGTAAATCCGAACTTGTGATGACACGGGTTGGAGGATGTGGCACCCGATTCTATGCTGCAACTGGTAAGGGTAGGAATGGCATTGAGCAGGAACTTCGTATCCGTGCTGTTGCTAACTCCTGATCAGTAAGCATCAGTGAACGGGAATAAGATGCGCCCTATAAAGACACTTACCGTTCATTCTTAACTAACAATGAAGATCGCAACTCCCTCCACTCCTGCTGATACGTTCTACTTCAACGTTGATCTGCGTGATGTTATGACAAAGATGCAGGATGAGAACACTGCAATCCTAGAAATCTCTCTGTTCCGTTATTACATTGGTCTGTATGATGGGTGTATTCAATGGGGCAAAGTTGATGAGGAAGGTTATCTCTAATTGATTGATACTCCTGTCACATGAGTATAAACTAGGCACGCTCCAGGAACTAGCACAACTGCTAGAATGAGGGAACTAGGGGCGCCCTCACAACACACACAGTTCATTACACTTTTCTTCTTCATTATGTCCAAGTCTGTGATGCTTTCCCTGCTGGCACAAGGTAACACTGGCGATGAGATTCTGTCCATTCTGGATACTCTCACCGCTGATAATGTTGCTGATGATTCTGATAGCATGGGCACTCTGAATCCGATTGAATTCTGATAGCAACTGTGCGCCCTCTGGTTGACACTGGAGGGCGCTTATGTTATGCTTTGGCAGTGATGCGAATCGGCAGTTAATCCTGGCGGTTTGTTATAGGCGCCGCGCGGCGTTGCGCCCCCGTATAAAAAAGCGAAACTACCCTAACCTACAGAGGTGACAATTTGACCTCTAAATGTCACTCTCTTAAAATTTTTCCGGAAGTATGAAAGAATCTAAAAGGCGCCGCAGAGAACCTTACTGGAATTTCTGGAAAGTTATACTTGCAGGTTGGATAATCAGATATCCAAAGCAAATGGGAAGAATTATATTCATCCCCCTTGGATTTTTGATAATACTGATATATAATGCAATAGTGAAATAAGTTCACTTGAAAAAATTCCGGAAATATTTTTTTTATATGGAAAAGATCTATCACATATATGCAAAGAATCAGTGTTTATTTCATTCTTTGAAGGAAGAAGAGTTTAAGAAGACTTGGAATACCTTACATCAGATGGTTGGAGTAATGAAGACTGATTATAGTGTAGATGATCTGAATTTCATAGAACTCTCAAATAATATTGGAGGTGGTGGAAATAATGAGTCATCAGATCCACAAGGAAGTCCATCATATTGACAACGCATATATAGACTGTTAAAATTGAATTTGAAGGTTTATTAAACTTTATGGCAAAAGGATTTACTGTTAAAGCAGCAGCACCAAAACCCAAAGAAGAATGGGATATTGATGAAATTAAAGAAAGAATGCGTGGAAAGAGTATTGTCTTCTGTCTACCTGGTAGAGGATGTTCTTTCATTTTTCTGAAGAACTTTGTACAACTGTGCTTTGATATGGTACAGAATGGTATGAGTATTCAGATCTCGCAAGACTATTCCTCAATGGTTAACTTTGCACGTTGTAAGTGTCTTGGAGCAAATGTTCTCCGTGGACCGAAGCAAATTCCTTGGGATGGAAAACTACAATATGATTATCAACTCTGGATTGATAGTGATATTGTTTTTGATACAAACAAGTTTTGGCAACTCTGTGATCTAGCTCTCAGTGAAGATGGTACTGAGCGTGAAGTTGTCGCAGGTTGGTATGCAACTGAGGATGGTCACACAACTTCTGTCGCACACTGGTTGGAAGAGGATGATTTCCGTAAGAACGGTGGTGTGATGAATCATGAAACCGTGGATTCAATCTCCAAGCGTAGAAAGCCTTTCACAGTGGATTACACTGGATTTGGTTGGGTTCTGATTAAGAATGGAGTCTTTGAGAATCTTGAGTATCCTTGGTTTGCTCCAAAGATGCAAGTCTTTGAATCTGGCAATGTTCAGGATATGTGTGGAGAAGATGTAAGTTTCTGTCTTGATGCAAAAGAGGCAGGCTTTGAGATTTGGTGCGATCCTCGTATTCGCGTTGGGCACGAAAAAACTCGTATTATCTGATGATCTATAACGTACTTTATCAAGGACGTAAAATTTATATGAATCTCACTGCAGAAGAATGTAGTGAGATTCTTCAAGACTTCTCTGAGCGTTTTTTCTCGGGTGAAGATGTTGATCCTAATTTAATTGAACTGGAGGAAATTAAAGATGGCTAAAGGTGGTGGAAGTAACAAGACTCTTTTTGAACCCGGAGCACCAAAGAAAACTCGTCAAGGGCGTTCTGCTCGTACACTACTGAGCGCGACGTCTCGTAATGGACGTAAGAAAAAGTATCGTGGACAAGGTAAATGAAGAAATTACTCTTTATCTCTGAAGATAAAGAAAAATCTCTGATTCAGGAGATGACCTATAAACTTAAAATTGCAAATTTAGATATTCATCCATCTAATACTTGCTTTTTAATGGTATCTCCTGATTACTCTGCAATTGTAACACAGCATCTCTCTCATTCATTGACAATGGATGGAGAGATTTTTCATATCGAATCAGTGAATGTTCCCTTTCCAGATGAAAGTTCTCAAGAGTATATGGAAGAATTTACTGAGAACTTTAAACGATGGTCAAAAAAATGGAATAATTTTGTGTTAATTGAAGCAGGAGTTATAAGAGGGGGTAATTATACATGGATTACCAATATAATTCGTTCAATATCCTCTGCAAATATACATACAGTATCATTATGTGAAAACATTCACAGTAAATTTAAGAGTGATTTTGTTTCTCTTTACTATGATGACAATGTAGAAGACTTACACTTCTGGTGGGAGCAACCAAACAATCACTGGAAACCATAAAATAGATATTTTTTGCTGTTTTCGGGATAGCAACCCCGTAAAAAGTTCTGATTTATTAAATCAGGAGCAAAAAATGACCAAAAAAGTCGATAAAGATCAAAATTTTATGAAAAATCAATGGGGAACTCAATTTTTATCAAGTGAATATGGTTGGGAAGAGAAAATTGACAAGCAAAAAATGCTTCGTGAGATTGCAAACGATGAGTTAACTCCAAAGAAGCATGATTTTTTCCATCAAAATGAAATTCACGCAAAAATTCGTAATGATAATGATTATGATGATTGGGAATATGGCACTGAACCTCTTTACGAATCAAAAAATCTCTAATAAATAAGATAGAATTATAATACTCAATGCCTCTAGAAAGGGTAAGTCAAGGTTTCAAAGACATAAGTATGACTTTTCAGAGTAATCCTCTGAACAGTGACTTGATTGCACTTAAAAATGAAAGTGCAATTTCTCGTTCTATCCGAAACATTGTATTTACCCTTCCCGGTGAGAAGTTTTTTAATCCAAATTTTGGATCAAAAATATCAAAGATGCTTTTTGAGAATATAGATGAGATTGAAGCATCAAATATTAGAGATGAAATTGCAACCTCTATTGTAAATTATGAACCAAGAGTAGATCTAACAAATGTTGTAGTGACTCCCGATTATGACAATAACTCTTTTGACGTATTAATTCAATATCAAATTATAGGAGCCAACGTTCCTGCACAAGAATTACAATTTGTTTTGCAACCAACTAGGTAAAAATGCCACTAGTAAACTTCTCTAACCTAGATTTCGATCAGGTTAAAACAACCCTTAGAGATTATCTAAAAGCAAATCCAAATTTTACTGATTATGACTTTGAGGGATCTAATCTCTCAACAATTTTGGATGTTTTGGCATATAATACCTATATTACTTCATATAATGCAAATATGGTTGCAAATGAGGTGTTTATTGATAGTGCAACACTAAGAGAAAATGTTGTTGCTCTTGCAAGAAATATTGGATATATACCTCGTTCTAGAAAGTCTGCAACTGCTACTATATCCTTTTTTGTAGATGTTTCTAATGTATCACCAGCACCTGCATCATTAACCTTAAAGAAAGGAATTGTAGCAACATCATCAGGAAACTTTGGAAATCAATCTTTTGCATTTTCAATACTCGATGACATTACAGTTCCAGTATTTAATCAGGTTGCATCTTTTAATAATATAAAAATAAACGAAGGTATACTGTTAACTAATAATTTTACTTATTCTTCCAGGAATCCAAATCAAAGATTTATTTTACCAAATGCAGGTATTGATACTGAATTAATATCAGTAACTGTTAGAAGTAACGAAAATGCAACGACCTTGGTAAAATATGCATATCAAGATAGTTTATTTGATATAGATGGGTCATCTAACGTATATTTTTTACAAGAAATAGAAGATGAAAGATATGAATTAATTTTTGGTGATGGTATATTTGGTAGAAAGTTGGAAGAGGGGAACTTTATTACTGCAAATTATATAACATCAAATGGTGATAGTGCTAATGGTGTAAACTCTTTTACATTTTCTGGTAGGTTAACCTATACAAGAAACTCCATTGAATATACAGTTACCTCTGGTATTTCTTTACTCTCAACACAACTACCAACCAGAGGTGGAGAAAATATTGAAAGTGTAGAATCTATAAAAAAATATGCACCAAGAATCTATGCATCTCAAAATAGAGCTTTAACAGCAAATGATTTTGAGACTCTGATTCCATCAAAAATATATCCAGAAACTGAAGCTATTTCTGTTTTTGGTGGAGAAGAGTTGATACCGCCACAATATGGAAAAGTTTTCATTAGTATAAAACCAAGATTTGGTGATTTTTTACCAAATCTAGAAAAAGAAAGCATAAAACTAAAATTAAAAAAATATGCGGTTGCCGGTATTGTTCCTGAAATTTTAGACTTGAAATATCTTTATGTTGAAGTAGATTCGAAGGTTTATTACAATACAAATCTTGCACCATCATCAGCATTTGTATCGAGTATTATTCAATCAAACGTTACAAAATATTCAGAGTCAACAGAATTAAATCGTTATGGTGCCAGATTTAAATATAGTAAATTTTTAAACTTAATTGATGACAGTCACGAGTCAATAACATCAAATATTACAACTATTCAAATGAGAAGAGATTTGAGAGTTGTTTTGAATACTTTTGCAGAATATCAAATTGGATTTGGAAATGAATTTCATATATCAAATATGAATGGATATAATATTAAATCAACCGGATTTCAAGTAACAGGAATTACACAAACAGTATACTTAGGTGATATACCAAACACTGATAGAGAAACAGGATCACTGTTCTTATTTACAGTTTCTACTGAAAATTCAAGAACTCCAACTATTCTAAGAAGAGGTGTTGGGACAATAGATTATAAAAATGGAATAATAACTATGAATCCCATCAATATAACATCAGGAAAGGTTAAAGATGGACAGACAATAATTCAAATTTCAACAGTACCAAAATCAAATGATGTTATAGGAAAACAGGATCTTTATTTGCAACTAGATATTAATAGCAGCAATTTTGAAATGGTTGTTGATGAAATTGCCTCAGGATTAGATCCTTCAGCATCAAAATACATTGTTTCTTCAAGCTACACCAACGGGAATCTAGTAAGATCGTAATAAAATGACAGAAAAAAGAATTCAACTTAAAGATATTGTAAAAAATCAAATCCCACAATATGTTAAAGAGGATTTTCCTCTTGTGGGGGAGTTTTTAACTCAATATTATCTTGCCCAAGAGTTTCAAGGTGCATCTGTTGATCTTTTACAGAATATTGATAAGTACGTAAAACTGGACTCCATAACGAATTTAAAAACTTCGACAGTTTTAGGCACTGATATAACATCTTTTGATAGAGATATAACAATAAATCTTTTAGATTCCGAAACAGGGACTGATGGATTCCCGGAAAAATATGGTTTAATATCCATAGACAATGAAGTTATTGTATATGAAACAAAAACTTCCAATGGATTTAATAATTGTTACAGAGGATTTAGTGGAATTGTAGCATATAAGAATACGAATGTTGGTATAGCTTCCACTTACAAATTAAAAACATCAGATCAATTAGTTTTTAAAGATTCATATGCAGAATCTCATACATCTGGAACTTTAGTATACAACCTTAGCAATCTTTTCCTTAAAGAATTTTTAATTAAAACAAAGTATCAAATATCACCTGGATTTGAAAATAGAAGTTTTACTGAAAAAGTAAATGAGTCAACTTTATTAAAGCAGATTAAAGATTTTTACAGAAGTAAAGGTACTGATAGATCTTTCGAAATTTTATTTAAAGCATTATATGGAGAAGAAGTAAACATAATACGTCCTAAAGATTTCCTTTTTAGACCATCTGATGCACAATATAAGGTAACGAATGATTTAGTAGTTGAATTAATTTCCGGTCCTATTAATAAAATACAAAATCTTACATTATTCCAAAAACCATATCAAAATATAACAGAATCTTATGGTACTGTTTCTGAAATTGAAACAATTGTCTCAAATGATGAGAGAATATTCTATAAATTAAAAATTGACGGTGGATACAATAGAGATTCATCTTTTGATGGTGCAATTTATGGAAAATTTTCAGTTCACCCCAAAACTAGATCTATTGGAGAATTTCCGGTAGGATCAACAGTGATAGATGTAGATTCCACTGTAGGATTTCCAAATGAAGGTGAGATTTCTGTTGAGTTTAATAATGAAACGACGGGCATTGTAAAATACACTTCAAAGAATTTAACTCAGTTTTTGGGATGTAGTGATGTAAATTACACAATACCAAATAATTCAAGAATTTGTATTAATACATATGCGTCAGCAGTCACTGAACTTGGTGAAGAAATTAAGGTTAGAATTAACTCAATTTTAAATAATGTTTCTTTTGATTCTGAGAATTATTTTTACAATAAAGGCGACACTGCTACTATTCCTACTCTAGGATATCAAGGAAAATCTGCTCTAGACAATGATTGGATCTTCAATACATCACCAACATATGATGTTGAATCCTATTCAGTAGTTGATTCTTCTGATCAGACTTATAGTGTTACATTAAAAAATAAGCACACATTCCAAATAGGTGATAAATTAGAAATCCTAGAAAATGATGTTGTCATTTCAAATTCTACTGTTTTGGATGTGTTATCAGAAAAAACAATAGTTGTTATTGGTCAAGGGGAACTTAAAAGAATTGGATTTAAGATTAGAAGAAACATCTTAAAAGTAAACACATTAAAATTTTTAGAATCTAATATATTATCAGCAAACGTTCAAAATGTATATAAAGATGGAGAAAAAACTTTAATTGCATCTCCCTCTATTCCAAGTTATGTTAATCAGCAATTAAAAGTAACTGATCGTTCTGTAGTTTTTTCTGGTGTTTTTCAAGGTAGTACATTTTCCATAACATCTTTGGAAGATCATGGATTTTATACTGGAGATTCGGTTTATTATGTACCTGAAAAAACTACTGTAACATCAGTAGATATTGATGGTAACTCATCAACGTCTGATATTGTAGCAAGTTCTTTATTTGAAGAAGGAATTTATTTTATAAAAAGAGTTGACTCAAATAATGTAAAATTTGCAAGAAGCAAATCTAATATTTTAAATGGTGATTTTGTAAACGTAGAAAATGAAACTGTAGTTAATGACAATACTCTAATACCTTATGAATTTTTTGGCAAAACCTTAGAATCACAAAATCTCCTAAGAGAAATTTCTCCAACAGAAACCACCACTTTACCAGAAAAAACTACTCCTGGATTTACTGGAATTTTAGTAAATGGCGTAGAAATATTAAATTATAAGGGAAAGGATAAAATATTTTATGGTCCAATAGAAGATATTGAAGTTTTATCAGAGGGATCTGAATATGATGTGATTAATCCACCACAAATTATAATAAGTGACTCAGTGGGAACTGGTGCTACTGGATATTGTGCAGTTTCTGGTTCTTTAAGAGAAATTCGTATTGTAAATTCTGGATTTGATTATCTTGATATCCCCACAATAAAAATAACCGGGGGAAATGGTGTTGGTGCTAGAGCAAGAGCCAACATGAAATTAGTCACTCATGAAGTTTCAATCAGCTCAGAATTAAAATCAGCATTAGTTGGAATTGGTATCACAGTATCAACGATTGGATTTTCAACTTCCCATAAATTTAGAAATGGTGAAAGTGTAATTTATAAAACATTTGGACAAAAATCTGTCGCTGGTCTAACAACTAATGCAACTTATTATGTTTCAAATGTATCTGCGACAAAAATAAAGTTACATAAAAATTTCAATGATGCTGTTTTAGGCATAAACACAATATCTTTGACTAATTATGGTATTGGAAATCACTCATTTGAATCTATAAACAAGAAGTCTGTTCTTGCTTCAGTCACTGTAGAAAGTTCTGGGGACGGATACCAGAATAAAAAAAGAGCAGTTTCATTTGCAGGAATTAATACATCATCCAATTCATTTTACATTAGAAATCATGATTTTTCCTCTGGAGAAACTGTAACATATTCAACACTTGGGTCTGTAATAGGGGGTCTTTCGAATAATACAAATTACATAATTACAAAGATAGACAATGACAATTTTAGAATATCTCAAGTTGGGACTGGAAATCTTGATTCCGATTTTTATTATAAAACCAAGCAGTATGTTAATGTAACTTCTTCAAATTTAGATACTCACTTTTTTAATTACCCCGAAATAAGTGTAGAAATACTAGGTAACATAGGAATTTCTACCGAATATAAAGCACAAATTCAACCGATCTTTAGGGGATCTATTAAATCAGTTCATCTTGCCACTGGTGGTTCTTCTTATGGAGTAGAAGATATATTTAATTTGGATAGGCAACCATTAATAACAATTGCCACTGGGTCTAATGTAGAATTTCAACCAGTTATATCAAACGGTAAAATTATTCAAGTTTTAGTTAATAATGTTGGAAAAAATTACACTTCAGTTCCAGACTTAATAGTTTCTGGATCCGGAACCGGAGCCGTTTTAACACCAATTATTTCAAATAACCAGATTATTGAAGTTAAGGTTATTGATGGTGGTGGTGGATATCTTCAAAATTCGACAGAAGTTACAGCAATTCCTGCAGGGATTGGTGCATTATTTAGAGCAAAAATAAAATCTTGGACTGTCAATCTATTCCAAAAATATATAAGCAAAATTTCAGAAGATGATGGATTTTTATACAATGGAACGGAAAAAGATTTTGGATTGCAGTACACTCACTTATATGCACCAAGAAAGTTAAGAGAATTACTATTTTCTAAAGATCAAGGTGGTAAAACTTTATATTCAAATTCAGATTTAAGAATATCAAATTCAGTAGAAATAAGTTCTTCTGATCACTCACCAATACTTGGGTGGGCATATGATGGCAATCCAATTTATGGCCCATATGGTTACTCTACAAAATCAGGTGGAGTTGTCACCCAAATGAAGAGTGGATATAGATTAGAGTTAAGTTCATTTAGACCATCTCTAAACTATTTTCCAGAGGGATTTTTCATCGAAGATTATGTTTATTATAATTCTGATGATGAAACAGTTTTGGATGAAAACAATGGAAGATTTTGTATTACTCCAGATTATCCAAAAGGAACATATGCATATTTTGCAACTATTGATAATTCGGGTACAGATTCTTCTGGTCCGTTTGCAAAATATAAAAAACCTGTTTTCCCATATCTAATTGGGGATAATTATAAGTCAAAGCCAAATAAATTTAATTTTGATAGATTTTCCAATCAAAATGTAATTGACTTAAATAAAACCAATTGGATTAGAAATACGTATCCATACAATATTATAGAGAATGAATCTACTTATGAATACATAACTATACCAAATAAATTGAATCAAACTATTGATGTGGTTGGGGTTTCTCCTGGCTATATTGAAAGTATTGGTATTTTGACTGGTGGAAACAACTATAGAGTAAACGATCCACTATCATTTAATAATCTAGATTATGACGCAAACATAAGAGGAAATTCTGCCTCTGCAGTTGTTTCAAAACTATTAGGTAAATCAATAACTAACATAAGTGTTGCCAGTAGTACATTAAACAATGTGGAATTTTATCCTATTGGAAACAAAGGTGAGTATGTTACATATACCGAAAATCCACATAATTTTTCAAATTTTGATTTAATATCAATATCGGGGTTAAGCACTTCTTCTACCTTAATAGAAGGAAATTATATTGCTGGTGTAGAAACAAGTAGATTTTCTCTTGTTGGATTAGGTACAACATCAATTGGTATAGGATCTATTAATGTAACTGGAATAGTTACATATATTTCTGTGAGAGGATCTTTAGATTTTTCAAATATAAGAGAAAATGATATTTTAACTTTAGATGATGAAAAAATAAAAGTTCTTAATATTGATGTAACTTCATCTCGCTTAAGAATTTTAAGACAAATTGATGGCACCGTTGGTGTTTCACATAGTGTAACTACAGTTTTATATGAAAATCCAAGAAAAATTAAAATAAATTCTGGATTTAAAACAGATTATTCATATTCTATTAATAAAGAAATATATTTTGATCCAAAAGAGTCTGTTGCTATAGGAACTAATACCTCTCTGGGTGCAGGAACGACAATTAGTATTTCCAATCCTGGTGCTGGTGTTACCCAAGTATTTGTCAATAATGGATCAATTTATCTTCCTAATCACCAATTAAATACTGGAGATCTGTTAACATATAAAACAAATAGTGGAACCCCAATAACAGTTTATTCTATTGGATCTGGAACAACAACACTTTCCAATAATTCAAATGTATATGTTGCAAAATTTGATGATAACTTTATTGGAATTTCCACAGTAAAAGTTGGACTAGGAACAACTGGATTTTTTGCCGGAATCAGCAGCACGACTAATAATATAAAACCATTACTTTTTACTGGAATTGGTACTGGTGTTTATCATAGTTTTGTTACTAATTATTCAGTAATTACGGGGCAAATTTCAAGAAATATTGTAACTGTTTCTACTGCACAAACTCATGGACTTTTAAATAATGATTATGTTGATATTGATGTAAATCCATCTATTACAACATCTATAACTGTAAAGTATGATGATTATAATAGAAAAATAGTTATAAACACACAGTCATTCTCTTCTGGTGACGTAAACACTACAACAAATACAATAACTATTTTTAATCATGGATTTATTGCTGGAGACAAAGTAATTTACACTTCACCATCCCCATCAGGTGGTCTTGTAAATGAAAATTGCTATTATGTAATTTTTGTTGATAAAAATAATATTAGACTATCAGACACTTACTTTAATGCAACAAAAAGAGCACCAAGCGTAATTGATATTACAAGTGCTTCTTCAGGATCTTTATCCAAAGTAAATCCACCACTAAAATTATACAAGAATTCTTTAGTTCAATTTGACTTGTCAGATTCTTCACTATCTTACAACTATCAATCAACTAGATATTCTGCTTTTAGATTTGAAATTTATAAAGATAGTAAATTTAAAAATATTTTTGATACTTCACAGTATGATTCTTCCTTTAATGTTCAAAGAGTTGGAGTCGTTGGAATTTCAAGTGATGCTAAGGTTATCATAAGTGTAAATGAAAATGTACCAAAAACTTTATATTACAATTTAGTCCCCATTTATGAAAGTGTTTTACCCTCTGAAAAAGGAGAAATAACATCAGATGATACTGTAAGTTCTTTCAATGAATTACAAATTGTAAATAGTTTTTATAACGGAAAACATAAAGTTTCAATATCATCCACAACTTCTTTTAATTACTTCTTACCAAAAGAACCAGAGACATCTTCATATACATCATCTATTTCTGATTTGAAATATTATACAGATTCAAAAACTGCTTTTGGACCAATAAAAGAAGTTAAAATATTGAATAGGGGGTCAGGATACTATTCACTTCCCTCTATAGATAGAGTTTTATCCGAAACTGGATCTGGAGCTGTTTTAGAAACTCAAAGTAGATCAATAGGAAAAATTAAAAAAACAAGAATAGTTGATATTGGATTTGATTATCCATCAGATTATACACTAAAACCAAAAGTTTCTCTACCAAAAATTATAAAAATTGATAGCCTAACATCATTTGAATCGGTTGGTGTTTCGTCTTTTGGTAGAGGATACGTATCTGCACCAAAACTGTTGGTTTTTGACGGAAAAACAGGAAACTTGGTTCCGGAAGTTGATTTAAAATATGATCTTGGGAAAAATAATGTTGAAATTAGAAATAATAGTTATGGGATGTATAATACAACCCCAGTTATTTTACCAATACAAAACTCAAATGGTGTTGGTATCAGAACTATATCCTATAATAGTTCAACTAAGATAGTAACAGTTGGTTTATCAACTGGGTTTAACACTTCCGATGCTTTCCCATTCAAAATCAATGACAAAGTTTTAATTGAAAACATTAGTGTTGGAATAGGATCTACTGCAAAAGGATTTAACTCAGAAAACTATAACTATCAACTTTTCACAGTAACAGATATTGATGCAAATATTGGTGGTATAGGTTCTGTATCATATAGTTTGGATGGTTACCTATCAGGAACAGAGTTTCCTGGTAATTTTGATGCAGCAAATTCTGCTGGTAGAATTATACCTGAAAAGTTTTTCCCACAATTCGTCTCAACTTTAAAGAAAAATAATTATAGAGTTGGAGAAATTGTAAGATCAGAAAATTCAACTGGTTTGGTTGAGAGTTGGGATCCAATTACAAATTATTTAAAAATATCAACCAAAGATGAATTTAAAGTTAACAATAAAATAGAGGGATTATCATCAAAAACTCAGGGATTTGCCTCCTCGATTACAGAATTTGATTATTATGCTGTTTTAGATTCAACTTCAAAAGTTGAAAGTGGGTGGGAAACAAGTGCTGGATTTTTAAACAATGAGCAACAAAGAATACAGGATAATTTCTATTATCAAAACTTCTCATATTCAATAAAGTCAAAAATACCATTTGACACATGGAATGATGCTGTAAGCACTTTAAACCATACAGTTGGATTTAAAAAATTCTCAGATTTGCAGATGGAGTCTAAAGTTTCTCCGGAGACAAATACTTCATTAACAGTTGGAGTTTCGACTCAAGTAACTAGTGTAGATGCTATAGTTGATGTAATTGGTTTTGGAGATCTAAATTGTTTTTATGATTTTGACTTAGCCAAAGAAAATTCTTTGAGGATAGGATCAAGAGTATTCTCGAATAGGATATCCTTCAGCAATCGAGTTCTGACTGATTACTTTGAGTCATTTGGCAATAGAGTTTTATCAATTGATGATATTAGTCCACAATTCAATAGCAATCCAAGACCAACTAATTATTCAGAAGTTCATAGATTTGATCTTAGAGACGTAAGATCTCAAAAATACATTACTTATATTAAAGATAGAAGATATACCGGTCAAAGACAGGTTATGTTACTCACATTGATTCATGATAATATAAATGGTTATTTAAATCAATATGGAAGAGTTGAGACATTGTATGATCTTGGTTCTTTTGATTTTGCAGTGAGTGGTTCTGAGGGTATCTTAAACTATTATCCAACTAAATTTACAGTAAATGACTATGATGTAGCAACTCTTTCTTATAACATAAAAGATAATTTGAGTGGAGTTGGAAGTACGTCTATAGGTCCGATTGTTAATATTAACACTACAAATTCTAGTGTTGCGGCAGCATCAACAGTAACTATTGTAAGTTTTGCTTCCACATACAGATCGGCCAAAATCCTTGTTGAAATTAATGGTGGTGATGGTCAATATGAACTGGATGAACTTAATTTGGTTCATGACGGAACAAATGTTGAAGTGATTGAGTATGGTCAGTTAACAACAGGATCAGTAATAACACCACTATCTTCTAGTGGTTATGGAACTTATTATCCATATATTTCTGGATCTACGGTAAAGGTAGATTTTATTTCTAATGCTGGAATAGGAACAACAACATACATCAATACAATTACAATTGGAATTGCTAACACTTCTAGTGTAGGTGTTGGAACTCTTGAAATGAAACATGCAGTTCTAACGGCAAAAACAACATCTATATCTTCCTCAACATCACCAACTTCATCAGTTATTTTGGAATATTCTGGGGAATATAGTGCAGCATATTGTTTAGTTCAAGTAACAGACATAACAAACAACAGACATCAAATATCTGAAGTTGTTATGATTGATGATGATACATATGCAGAACCATATGTAACAGAGTTTGGAAATCTAGAAACTCATAGTAGTCTTGGAAGTATTAGTGGTTCAATCACCGGAATTGGTCAAACTACCCAATTAACGTTCACTCCTTTACCAAACATAGAAACACAAGTTAAAGTATATGCAAACATTTTGAGAATCCAAGATGATTCAAGAGATGTTGTTGACTTGAATAATGGAACTATTGAAACCAATTATGCAAATTATTATGGAACAGAAAGCGATTTGAAGAGAGCATTTAACCTTACTCATAAGGGAGCTCAAATTTTTGAAAGATATTTTGATGGATCTAGTGCTAGTGTTGTAAATCTAACAGATGATACAATAGAAATTCCGGGTCATTTCTTTGTTACTGGAGAAAAGGTGATTTACACCAATGCTGGTGCCGGTACTACAACAGCAATTGGAATTGCAACTACATCAATAACTGGTATTGGTTTAACGGACAAACTTCCATCAACTCTTTACATAGTCAAAGTAAATGAGAATAAGGTAAAGGTAGCAACTTCAGCGACAGACTCATTAAAGTCTATTCCGAATGTTCTTGATTTAACATCAGTTGGGACAGGAACAACTCACAAATTTACTTCCCATAATCAAAATGCCAAGGTTTTAATTTCACTTGATAATATTATTCAATCACCAGTTGTTGCTACATCACAAACAACAACTTTGGCATCTAATGTTTTCACGACAGATGATTTACTTTATTTCACCGGAATAACTTCATTCTTTGGAGGTGATTTAATAAGAATTGGAAGCGAAATAATGAAAATTGAAGGTGTTGGAATTGGCAGCACTAATGCAATAAGAGTTAGAAGACCTTGGCTAGGCACTTCGGTTGCTGGATATTCTACTGGTGCGGTAGTTACAAAAGTAAGAGGAACTTATAACATCATTGATAATACTTTAAACTTTGTAGAAGCTCCTTATGGTAATGTTCCAATTGGAAGTATAACTAACCCACCAGATGAAAGAGATTGGTCTGGAATATCAACAAGTTCACACTTCCATGGAAGATCTTTCATGAGATCTGGTATTGTCAATACTTCTAATGAATCTTATTATAAAAATTATATTTTTGATGATATATCGGATGGATTTACTGGAACAAATAGATTATTTACCCTAAAAAGTTCTAGAGAAAACATAACAGGAATTTCCGATGAAAATGCAATTATTTTAATTAATGATGTTTTCCAAGGACCTGGTTCAAATATAAATTACACATTATCAGAAAGTCTTGGTGTAACGTCAATAACATTTACTGGAACTGCAACCTCTGTCGCTTATGATGTAAATTCATCAAACTTACCAACTGGTGGTATTATTATTTCTGTTGGTTCAACAGAGGGATTTGGTTATCAACCATTAGTTTCTGCTGGCGGAACAGCAATAGTCTCTGCTGCTGGGACAATTGCTTCTATTAGTATTGGAAATAGTGGATCTGGATATAGAGTCGGTGTTCAGACAGTTAGAGTTGGTGTTCAAACATATGATTCTAATGGTTTTTACTTGAATTTCATAGGAACAGCGGCAGTAAGTGGGGGAAATATTGTAAGTGTTGCCATCACAAATCCTGGTGTTGGGTATACATCTACAAATCCACCTAAAGTTATTTTTGATGATCCATTGTCATATTCTGACATTCCATTAATTTATAGTTCTTCTTCATCGATTGGAATTGGTACAGCGGCAACGGTTGACATTGTAGTTGGACAAGGATCTAGTGTAATTGATTTTGAAATCAAAAATACTGGTTATGGATATAGAGAAAGTGAAGTACTGACTGTACCAATTGGTGGATTAACTGGAATACCAACAACATCTTCATTCAAAGAGTTTCAAATTACAATACAAAATATTTTCTCTGATAAATTTACTGGATGGTCAATAGGTGAACTTCAACCTTTTGATGATATTTCTGATCTTTTTGATGGAGAAACAACCACTTTCCCACTTACAATTAATAGTAATTTAGTATCTATTAAAGCGGCTAAAGGTTCAAATATTAACGTTCAAGATCTTCTTTTAGTCTTTGTAAACGATATTTTACAAGTTCCAGGTGAAGGATACATTTTTGAGGGTGGAAGTATTATCACATTTACTGAGGCACCAAAGGGAATAAGTTTGGGGATTCCGGGAACAAATGATACCTGCAAAATTCTATTCTATAAGGGAAGTGGATCTGTTGATGTCATAGAAAAAGATATCTTAGAAACAGTTAAGATTGGTGATCAGTTAATCTTAGGATATGATTCTTCTATTGGTCAGGATCCGACACTTCAAGAAGATGATAGAACTGTTACTTCAATTTTGGCAACTGATTTGGTTGATACAAATCCATATTTTGGTCCAGGAAATACTGAAGATGAATCTTTAGAAAGAACAATTACTTGGTGTCGTCAAACAGAAGATAAGATTATAAATGAAAGGGAAATAACCAAGGATAGATCATTATATGAACCACAAATTTATCCATCTAGTTACTTGATACAACCTGTGGGTGTAGGTTCCACTGTATTATTTGTTGATAATATAAGACCATTTTTTGATCCAGCAAATGAAAATCAAATATCATTAGATTTTCAAAATAATATTACATTTATTTCTCAAGATATAAAGGTTTCTGCTAGTGCAACTGCAGTAGTATCATCTGCTGGAACTATTTCTTCTATTATTATCAATAATGGTGGATTTGGATATGAATCTCAACCAATTGTTAGTATTCAAAGTCCCATAGGAATAGGAACTACGTCTTCAACTGCAATTTCTTCAATTACTTCGGGAATAGTAACTTCTATTTCAGTTATTGGTGTTGTAACTGGTTATTCTCAACAAAATCCACCTTCAATTTTAATTGAAGATCCATCTATTGATATTGAAAGAAACGAAGTTTATTCATACTCTGGCGACTCTGGTATTGTGGTAAGTGTGGCAAATACTTTCAATGGATCTTACAATCAACTTATGTTCAGTTTTTACATACCAGAAGATTCTTTCTTAAAAGACTCATTGGTAAGTAGCAATCCTTATGATGTAAGTTCATTATCTGTTGGAGACTTTTTTGTAATTTATAATTCCAATGTAGGTTATGCAACTACGTATTTCTCATCTCTGGGACTATCTGGTAATTCAATAGGGGTTTCAACACAATTTATAGATACTGTCTATCAAGTTGAAAGTAAAGAATTATCAAAATTTAGATTAACTGGTATTGGTGTCGTAGATATTGTTAATATTTTTACTAATGTTTCGACCGCAATGACAGTTACGACTCCTCAACCATGCACTGCTATTTCTTTTGATTCTACACAAACTACTTTTGATAGTACCGCATATACCTTTGATAATTTTATTCCGAACATTTATAGTTGCCCATCCGATATCTATGCTAATTATAGTTGGGGTAAAATTGTTTTACAATCAAGAACAAAAGAAATATCATTTAATTCATATACAAATAATGGAACAAATGGTATTACAACATCATCTTTGGTAAATAGAACGCCATCATTAAAATACAGAAATTATGCAATCTAAATATTTAAAATATATTACTAAACGATGGCAAAGTTAGGAATAATTACTGGCGTATCACCTAATGATAATCTTGGAGATACTTTATTAGAAGGTGCGATTAAAATTAATAGTAATTTCAATGAAATATATAATTATTTTGGAAATAGTAATGATTTAACTTCTGGTGTTTTAAATAAAACTTCCGTTGGTGTTAACACACTTTCTAATATTGGTATTGGAACTACTAATCCTACATCAAAATTGACTGTTTCTGGTAATGGGTTATTTTCTGGTGTTGTTACGGCTACATCTTTTAGTGGTAATGCAACAAGTTCGTCATATGCAAATGCTGCAGGTATTGCAACTTATTCAAGTACTGCTGGTATTTCAACTTATTCTTCTAGTTCCGGAATAGCAACTTATGCAAGTACTGCAGGTATTGCCACAATAGCAGTAGGATTAGGATCCACTTCAAGTATTAATACTAGTGGTATTATAACTGCATCAAACTTTTCATTGTCTGCAGGAACTGGATATATTGGGTTTAGTACATATCAAACTTTAACCTCAGGAACATCTTGGACAGTACCAACTGGAGTTAGACTAATAAAAGTATATGCAACAGGTGGTGGTGGAGGAGGAGGTTTATCTGGATATATAAGAATCTATGGTGGATCTGGAGCAACTGCAATTAGATATTATCAAGTTACTCCAGGTACTTCAGCGTCATACACAATAGGAGCTGGAGGAATAGGAACTGCTAGTGGAAATGGCACTGATGGTGGTAATACTACATTTACTTATGTTGGTGTGGCTATCACTGGAGTTGGTGGAAAAGGAACTAATAATGACGTACAAATTGCTCTTGGTGGTCAGGTAAATCTTTATGGTGGATCTGTTACTGAAACAGATTACCAAAATACATCAGTAGTGACTCCACAACTTAGTGGTTATGGTCTTGGTGGAAAGAGCAGCCAAAATGGACAACAGGGCGCTATTATAATAGAATATTAAGGAGAAACAAATGTCTAAAAGATACGCAATTCTAGAAAAAGGTATAGTCACTAATATTGTTCTTTGCTCCGATGAAGAAGCAAAAGTAAATAAATGGGTTTTTGCCGAACAGGCATCAATTGGTGATCGTTATAAAAATGGAAAATTTATTAAAAAAGAAAATAATTTTGACGATTGGGAAACGGTGAGATCATTAAGAAATAAAATGTTAAATTTGACTGACTGGGTTGTAATTTCCTCTTTAGAAAAAAACACACCAGTTCCTGATGAGTGGAAAGAATATAGACAACAATTGAGGGATATTACAACATCATTTTCTTCTCCAGGTAAAGTTGTGTTTCCGGAGATTCCACTATAAATCTTTTTATGATCAACTAAATATATAAAAAACAGTATCAAATGGCTGCGATTATAACTGATCAAATCAGAATATTAAATGCTAAGAATTTTGTTGCTGGAGTAGAATCCTCAACTAATTCTTATTATACTTTTATAGGTCTACCAAATTCTACTGATTATCAAACTGATTGGGATGAAAGTCCCCCTGCACCAAAAGATAATTTTGATGAAGAAAACAGTTATTGGGATACAATGATTGCTCTGAAGAAAATTAACTCTTCAGATGTTCGCCAAGTGGTTCCAAAGAGAGTTTGGACTTCAGGAAATACTTACGATATGTATCGCCACGACTATAGCAGAACAAATACTGCTAAAGTTTCTGGTGCAACAAATTTATATTCATCTTTTTATTTTGTAATGAATAGTGAGTACAGAGTTTATATCTGTCTCCAAAATGGAACAACTCCGGAAACTCCAAATGGAAAACCATCTTTAGATGAACCACTTTTTACTGACTTAGAACCGAGAGCAGCAGGTTCAAGTGGTGATGGGTACATATGGAAGTACTTATATACAATTAAACCAGTTGACGTAGTAAAATTTGAAGCAACTGATTTCATCCCAGTTCCTCAAAATTGGGATACCTCTACAGATAATGCGGCAGTAAGAGGAAATGCCCAAGATGGATCAATAAAAATAGTAACTATTACAAATAGAGGTGTTGGATTAGGAACAGCAAATACAACATATACAAGAGTTCCGATCAAAGGTGACGGAAGTGGTGCTGAGTGTACAATAGTCATTAATAATGATCAGGAAGTAGAATCCGTAACAGTATCAAATCAAGGTTCTGGGTATACCTATGCAAATATTGACTTAGATGCGGGAAATGTTCCAACTGGAACAACTAGACCTACTTTTGATGTAATTATTTCACCAAAAGGTGGTCATGGGTATGATATTTACAGAGAACTTGGTGCATATAATGTTTTACTTTATTCCAGAATAGAGAATAATAATGAAAATCCAGATTTTATTACTGGAAACCAAATTTCTAGAATTGGAATTGTAGAAAATCCAGAAGTAACTACCGGAACTCTTTTAACTTCAGATAGAGCCAGTGCGGTTAATGCTCTTCGTTTAACTGGAACTGGATATAATTCGGCAGTATTTACTTCAGATTCATTTATTACGCAAACAGTTTCCACTGGAACAACAGCAGTAGGTAGGGTTATAAGTTATAATCAAACAACAGGCGTTTTAAAATATTGGCAAGATAGAACTCTTGCTGGATTTAGTACTGTTGGAACAGCACAAACAAATCCATCTTATGGATTTGATTTAACTGAATTTACATCCTCACCTGGAACGGGTGGTTCGTTGACTATTTCCGGTGGTTCTATAGGAAATTTAACCATTGACAGTACTTTTACTGGTATATCTACCGTAATAAATAATAGAACCTACTACCTTGGTCAGACTTTTTCTAATGGAGTTTCAAGTCCAGAAGTAAAAAGACATTCGGGAAATATTATTTACGTTGACAACAGACCCGCAATTACAAGGTCATCAAACCAAAAAGAAGATATTAAAGTCATTTTGCAGTTCTAAAGAATTATGGCCCAGCAAACAAATCTCAATGTAGCACCGTATTTCGATGACTTTAATCCTAATAATGATTATCATAGGGTCCTATTTAAGCCAGGATATCCAGTACAAGCGAGAGAACTGACAACTTTACAGTCTATTTTACAGAATCAGATTGAAAGATTTGGTCAACACTTTTTTAAAGAAGGGGCAAAAGTTATACCAGGAAATACTGGATATAATGCCATATACTATGCCATTCAATTACAAAATAATTACCTTGGAGTTCCAGTATCTGCATATGCCGATCAATTAGTTGGAGCAAAGATAACTGGCAGAACTTCTGGCGTCACTGCTGTAGTAGATAAAATTCTTTTACCTCAAGACTCAGAAAGAGGAAATTTAACCTTATATATTAATTATCTAAATTCAAATACGCAAAATAATTCAACTCAACAATTTTCAGATGGTGAGATTTTAACATCCAATATTACAATTACATCAGGTCTTTTAGGAAATACAACTATACAAGCAGGTGAACCTTTTGCAATCACTTTATCTAGTGGTGCTGCAGCAGTTGGATCTTCTTTCAATATATCTGAGGGTGTATATTTTATTCGTGGTAATTTTGTAAATGTAAGTACTGAGACATTAATTTTAGATCAGTATTCTAACAGACCAAATTATAGAGTTGGTCTTTTTATTGATGAACAAATAATAACACCAGATATTGACGAATCTTTAACAGATAATTCTCAAGGAGAGAATAACTATGCTGCTCCAGGAGCAGATAGACTAAAAATATCAACTTTCCTGTTTAAAAAGAGTTTAACTGATTTTGATGATAATAATTTTATTGAACTTGCAACAATTGTAGATGGTGCAATACGTACAAAACAATCTACAACTGCGTATAATCTAATTGCAGACGAACTAGCTAGAAGAACATACTCAGAATCTGGAGATTATATAGTTTCTCCATTCGACATATCCGTAAAAGATTCTTTAAACAATAATAAAGGAAATCGTGGTATTTTTAACAGAGGTCAATTTACATATGGTGGAGCAACTCCAAGTGACAATTTAGCTCTATATCAAATTTCACCAGGAAAAGCTTTTGTTAGAGGATATGAGGTAGATTTAATTTCTTCAACATTTTTAGATGTTGAAAAACCAAGAACAACAAAAACATTAGAAAACCAATCGTTAGTTTATAACACAGGTCCAACATTTAGACTTAATAGAGTTTATGGAACTCCCCAAGTTGGTCTCGGAAATACTTTTGTTCTTAGTTTAAGAGACCAAAGAGTAGGATCTTCAGGAATAACGGCATCTGGATCTGAAATCGGTTTAGCAAGAGTTTATGATTTTAAATTAGAATCTGGTTCATACAACTCATCAAACAAAAATTTAAATGAATGGCATGTTTCTCTTTTTGATATCCAACCATTCACAAAAATATATTTAAACTACGAAACAACTTTATCATTCCCAACTTATGTAAAAGGTAATAATAGTGGAGCATCTGGATTTTTAAAGGATAATGTTTCTTCAAGTAAATCATTAACTTTATATGATGTCAAAGGAAAATTTATTCCAAATGAATCTTTATCTTTCAATGGAATTGAGTCTGGTTTAATAGGCATAGCAGTAACTGCATATGGAATATCAGACGTAAAATCAGTATATGGAAAAGTCGGTGCAGCAAATACTTTCAATGCTGATGTAATTCAATCTACATTGTCAAATGGTTTTATCGGACTTGCAACTGTTGGTGTTCAAACTTATTTTAGAAATGAAGAATTATTCAGAACATCAATAACACATACAGTCGGAGTCGGTTCTACAGTTATTTACTTAGATTCGACTCAATATAGTGCAAATGGAATTGATAATACATCAATTTCTATAGGAAATTCTATTACTGCTGGCGAAATAAATGGAATAGGAATAACTAACGCACCAATAGTCTCAGTAGGCAGCACATTTATTGTAATAAATTCAAGTAACGTTGACTCCATTGGAATAACTTCAACGATAAATTCCGGAATCACAACGACAGTTGGTTTTGGTTCTGCTACAATTTATGTTAATACAATACCAAACGGAGTTACAATTGGTAGTAGTATTACTGTTGGAACTGGATTGACATCAGCCCCTATTGTGGCAGTTGGTAATACTTTTGTTGTAATTTCATCTGGTTCAACATCAAATTCACAATTGAAAACAACAGTTACTTCGACTGTTGGTGCTGGATCTTCTTCAATTTTTGTTGGAATAGTTACAGGACTTGTATCTGGAATAAGTTCGGTTTCTGTTGGAGCTGCATTAACAAATGTAAGAGTTGTTTCTGTAGGAGATACTTTCTTTAATATTGGAACTGGAAATACTGTTAACGTTTCCATTGCTGCTGGAACTGCAGTTACATTTACAAATGTATCTTCAATGATAACTGGAACTGCTGTAACTTTTTCCAGAATTTCTAGATTAGTCAGTGGAGATGAGGTTATAATATCAAATCCCCTCTTAACAAGTACAATAAGACCAGCAAATTCTTTATTCCCTGGAACTAATAGATTATTTAAAAACAATCTAGTTTCTTATACAGATACTACACTTCCAGATCCAGTTTTTGCTAGAATTGTTAGTATTGGCACTACTTCTATAGAGGTTACTAATATTCAAACTGTATCGGGAATAACTTCTTCACGTTTACCTTCTTCATCATCTCTAGAAGTTACCGACTTAAAGGTAATTGGAACTAATTTAGAGTCATCACAAGATAATACATTATACACAAAATTACCAAAAACTAATGTTTCTAGTGTTGAGATATCAAATTCAATTTTAAAAATTAGAAAAACATTTACAGTAAATATTTCCGGAAATCAACTATCAACAAATCTAGTTGCCGGAACAAATGAGACTTTCTCTGCATTTGATATTGAGAGATATTCTTTAATTAGATCTGATGGAACTACTGAAACACTAACATCTGATATGTTTGCTTTCATTGGTGGAGGCACACAATTACAAATTTATAATCTTGGATCTAATGATACTGGTGCAACTTTGATCGCAACGCTGGAAAAAGTTAATCCAAAATCAAAGATAAAAAGAAAGAACAGAGTAAAATCCCTTCTAATTAATAACTCAAAATATGAAAGTTCTGGAATTGGTGCTACAACCTTAGACGATGGATTAACTTATGGAGATTATCCATACGGAACTAGAGTTCAAGATGAAAATATTTCTTTGAACACACCAGATATTATTGAAATACACGGCATTTATGAGTCCGCAGACACTACAGATCCATCTCCACCAAAAGTTGTTCTCGCTTCTATTACAAGCCCATCTTCAACGACTTCAGAATTAATTATTGGTGAAGAAATGGTTGGACAAACCAGTGGAGCTATTGCAATTGTTGCAGAAAAATTAACTGCGTCTCAAATTTCTTTCATTTATAAGAATCAAAATACTTTCAATGAAGGTGAAATTATATCTTTCAGAGAAAGTGCAATTCAAGCACAATCTGTTACTTTAGAAACTTCAAGTTTTGATGTATCATTTAATTACACTTTTAATAATGGACAGTCTGGAACAAGTTACTCCCATGGTTATTTAACTAGAAAATCTACTGTTTCTGAGCCAAGCAAAAAAATAAAAGTTTATTTCAGTAGTGGATATTATGACTCTACTGATGATGGAGATATCACAACCGCAAGTTCCTATAATACATTTGATTATTCTTTAGAAATACCATCTATTGATGGAACAAGAGTAACTGATATTTTTGATATCAGACCTAGAGTTTCTGAGTATAGCCTTTCCGAAGGTTCTCGTTCCCCTCTAGAGTTTTATGGTAGATCCTTTAATTCAACTGAAAATTCTTCTACAAGCATTTTAGCATCTGATGAGACAATTTTAACTACTTTTTCCTTCTATTTGGGAAGAATAGATAGAATTTATCTAGGAAAAGATGGTAAAATTCAGGTCAAATATGGAACTCCAGCAGAAAAACCAGAAAAACCAGTTTCAGTTGACGATTCTTTAGAAATTGCAACTGTATCTTTACCACCTTATTTGTATTCACCATCTCAAGCTTCTATAGAATTCTTAGAGCATAAGAGATATAGAATGGTTGATATTAAGCAACTTGAAAATAGAATTAAAAATTTAGAGTATTACACGACCCTTTCTCTACTGGAAACAAATACATCTAATTTATTTGTTCCAGATTCAGATGGATTGAATAGATTTAAATCTGGTTTCTTTGTTGATAATTTCTCATCTTTCTTACCACAAGAAGATAGAATACCAATAAAAAATAGCATTGATATCCAAACTAAAGAGTTAAGACCAAGGCATTATACAACTTCTATTGATTTAATAGAAGGTCCAATAGTTGGTGTCGATCCGAATGCAGATCTTGCATTTGAACCAGTAGAAGGAATAAATGTAAGAAAAACAGGAGATATTTTAACCTTAGACTATGCAGAAATTGAATGGTTAAAGCAATCATTCGCAACAAGATCGGAGAGTGTAACACCATTCCTAATTAGTTTCTGGCAAGGAACAGTCGAATTAACTCCAGCAACTGATACTTGGATTGATACTACAAGAATTGAAGCAAAAATTATTAATACAGAAGGAAATTATGCAGAAACACTTGCAAACGCTGCAAGAACATTGAATGTTGACCCACAAACTGGATTTGCCCCAACAGTATGGAATGCTTGGGTTACTAATTGGACCGGTCAAGAGGTAATAACAACAACTAGAACAAGAACTGTGCTTGGTGATGCACAACAAACAGCAAGAGTGGCAAGATGGGGAACAGTAACTGATACCACTTTCCAAGATACTTACACGGAAGTAAGAGACGTTGGAGTTAACACAAGAACAGGAACTAAAACAATAATTACTGAACAATTTGATAATACTTCAGTTGGAGATAGAGTTGTAAGTAGAGATCTAGTTCCATATATGAGATCTAGAAACGTTCAATTTGTTTCTAAAAAAGTAAAACCTCTTACTCAACTGTATGCTTTCTTTGATGGAGTTGACGTAACAAAATATTGTATTCCAAAATTACTCGAAATTTCCATGCTGTCTGGAGTTTTCCAGGTAGGAGAAACCGTTACCGGATATGTTCAAGCAACAGGTCTTGGTCAAGGAACTGAAGATGTTTCGGCTAAAATAACATTTAGAGTTGCTCAAGCAAATCATAAGGAAGGTCCATATAATGTACCATCATCCACATATTCACAAAACCCATACAATTCTCAAATTTTACCAGAATCATATTCTTCAACATCTACAATATTAAACATTGATACGTTCTCACTATCTAACGCACCGCAAGGTGAGTTTAGTGGTTGGGTAGAACCAGGAATGATTCTTGTTGGAAAGACAAGTCAAGCCCAAGCATCAATTAGTAATGTAAGATTAGTTTCTGACTTATCTGCAACTTTAATAGGAAGCTTCTACATTCCAAATCCAAATCTAAATATTCATCCAAGATTTGAAGCAGGAACAAAGTCTTTCACCATTGTAAATGATAATACTAATGATCAGAATTTGGCAACTACAATAGCCGAAGAGTTATTTACCTCAAGTGGAACCTTAGAAACGGTTCAAGAAAATATTATTTCGGTTAGAAACGCTAGAATTGAAAATAAACAAGTTTTTGAAGAGCAAGCAGTTTCTAGAACAACAGGAAGTCAACTTGTTAACAGTAGAGTTATTTCCCAAACTCAAAGACAAGGAATTACTGGTTGGTATGATCCTCTCGCCCAATCTTTCCTGGTTGATAATGAAACCGGAGTATTTCTAACAAGTTGTGATGTATTCTTTAGATCAAAAGATGATGCTGATATTCCAGTAACTTTCCAATTAAGAACAATGCAGGGTGGGTTCCCAACCCAGAATGTTATTCCTTTCTCAGAAATTGTGTTGGAACCAGGTGAAGTTAATACATCTGGTGATGGAAGTGTTGCAACAAATATTCAATTTAAAGCTCCAATTTATTTGGAAGGTGGAAAGGAATATTGCATATGTTTGGCATCCAATTCAACAAAATACAGTGTTTATATATCCAGAATTGGTGAAAATGATTTAATAACTCAGACATTTATTTCGAACCAACCATACCTGGGTTCTCTATTTAAATCACAAAATGCTTCAACATGGGAGCCAAGTCAATGGGAAGATCTGAAATTTACTCTTTATAGAGCAAACTTTATTGAAAATGGATCTGTTGAATTCTACAGTCCACAACTATCTGAAGGTAATGGTCAAGTTGCAAAACTTTTACCAAATTCATTGAATTTTAATTCAAAGAAAATAAGAGTAAGTTTAGCATCTACCATTAATGATCCAAATTTAACTCTCGGCAATACAATTACACAATTTGGTTCAGGTGCTACAGGAAATTACGTTGGAAGTGCTGGTATTGCAACTGGTTCTCTTACAATAACCAACTCCGGAATTGGATATACACCATCATCTGGTTCTTTAACTTATAGTAATGTAATTCTTTCAAGAGTAACAGGTAATGGTTTAGGTGCTCTTGCTAACGTTACGGTAAGGAATGGAGTGGCAATTGCCGCAACTATAGTTGACGGTGGAAATGGATATAAAGTGGGAGATACTGTAGGTATAACCTCATTAGGATCTATAACTGTTGGTAGAGACGCAAGATTTACTATAGTTTCAATTGCAAATACAAATCAATTGATAATTGATAATGTTCAAGGTGATTTTATTGTTGGTTCATCCAATACAATTAGATATGTGAACAATTCTGGAATAACTACAGATCTTAATGCATCTCTTGGTGGAGGAGTTTATATTGATGAAATAATTACCGAAAGTGATGGTCTTCATATTAAAGTTAATCATAAAAATCATGGAATGTACTCGGAAAATAATTTTGTTGCTATATCTGATGTAGAATCTGATATTAACCCAACAAAACTAACGGTTTCTTATGATTCTGATTCAAATGGATCTATATCAGTAGATAATGCATCAGAATTTGGAACTTTTGAGGGGGTTGGTGTTGGTACTACAAATCCAGGTTATTTAAAAATAGGTAACGAAATTATTGAATATACCTCAGTTTCTGGAAATGTTATAGGTGGAAATATAACAAGAGGATTAAATCCATTAACCTACCCAATAGGATCTAGAGTTTATAAGTATGAAAATAATGGTGTTTCACTGAGAAGAATCAATAAAACACATGATTTGAATGATGTTACAATTGAAAATGCAGTTGACTTTGATTATTATCACATTAAACTTGATATGTCTTCGGATGGTATTGATAGATCTTCTGGAATTGGATATCAAAATCTATATCAAAAGCAAACAAAGTCTAGTGGAGGATATTCAATAAAAGCAACTCAAAATATTCCATTTGAAATTATAACCCCAATCGTTCAAAACTTAACTGTACAAGGAACATCTATAAGTTCTGAAATTAGAACAATTACTGGAAAGAGTATTAGTGGAAATGAAATTCCTTTTGTAGATGCTGGGTTTGAAAATATTTCAATAAACAATCCAAATTATTTTACATCTCCAAGAATGGTTTGTTCTATAGTTAATGAAGAAAATAACTTACAAAATGTTCCAGGTAATAAATCAATGAATTTGAGATTGAGATTGGATACATCTAATACATATCTTTCTCCGGTTATTGATACACAACGTGTTAGTGCAATTTTAACTTCAAATAGAGTTAATAGTGCAATTTCTAATTATGCATCCGATGCAAGACCAAATTCAATCTTAGATGACCCAACAGCATTCCAATATATTTCTAAAGAGATATCTTTAGAATCTCCAGCAACTTCCTTAAAATTAATTTTAAATGCATATATTAATTCTTATTGTGATATAAGAGCATTCTATTCAATTAGTGAAAATTCTGGATTTGATCCAATATTTGTACCATTCCCAGGATACATGAATTTAGATTTCAGATCACAAATAATTTCGGTGGAAGATAGTGATGGAAGACCTGATAAATTTATTACTCCATCATCATCTCTTAAGTTTGAATCCAATTTCTTAGATTTTAAGGAGTATTCATTTACTGCAGATAATCTTCCATCATTTAGAAATTATAGAATTAAAATTGTTGCAACATCAACAAATCAAGTTTATGTTCCAAGAATTAAAGACTTGAGAGTTATTGCACTTGCTTGATATGGATTACATAAGAGTAAAAGGTTATGATGGATTAATTCGTGATCCAAATACAAACTCAATAATTAATACAAATATGTCGGAATATCAAGAGTATGTTTCTAGAAAAAAACTAAAAATTGAAGAGAATCAAAAGATACAAAATTTGGAATCTGATGTTGCTAATATGAAAGATGATTTGAATGAAATTAAATTTTTACTTAGGAGTCTTGTAAATGAATCCAAATGACATAGAATTAGAAAATTTATCTAAAAACTTTGAATATGCTAAAGCTTGTATTGAAATAGATGCCATAGATGATATTGAAGACTTACGAAATATATCTAAGGCATATATGAAACTTTATATGAAGCAACAAGAAGTTCTTTCTACAATGTTAAAGTAAAACCTAAATATTTTGAGAGGAAACAAAAATGGCGCAACCAGCATCTAGGCAAGAATTAATAGATTATTGTAAGAGAAAACTTGGTGCGCCAGTATTGGAGATTAATGTTGCGGAAGAACAAATAGATGATTTAGTTGATGATGCTATTCAATTCTTTCAAGAAAGACATTTTGATGGTGTTGGGCAAGTATTTTTAAAATATCAAGTAACACAAGATGATATTAATAGAGGACAAGCACCTAACGGAAAATCACCAACTGCAGGAATAGCAACAACAACAGCAACGGCAAATATTGTAGGTACAGCAACGACATTTACATATAAAGAGAATAGTAATTACTTACAAATACCACCATCGGTAATTGGGGTAACAAAAATATATCATTTTGATGGCACTAATACAACAACAAATAATATGTTTAGTGTCAAATATCAGTTATTCCTCAATGACATTTATTATTGGGGATCAACTGAAATTTTAACTTACGCAATGACAAAGACTTATCTTGAAGATATAGAATTTCTTTTGACTACCCAAAAACAAATTAGATTTAATAAACGTCAAGATAGATTATATCTGGATATTGATTGGGGAAGTATATCCATTGGGGATTATATTATTATTGATTGTTATAGATCTCTTGATCCAAATGACTACTCTAGAGTTTGGAATGACTCTTTCTTGAAAATGTATTTGACATCATTGATTAAAAAGCAATGGGGACAGAATTTAATTAAGTTCCAGGGAGTAAAACTTCCAGGTGGTGTTGAGCTTAATGGCAGACAAATATATGATGATGCACAAAGAGAAATTGATTCTATTATGGAAAAAATGTCCAATACATATGAACTACCACCACTAGATATGATCGGATAATTCAAATGTTAAATCCATTTTTTCAACAAGGATCAAGAACAGAGCAGAGTCTTATACAAGACTTAATCAATGAGCAGTTGAGAATGTATGGTGTTGAAGTATATTACTTACCAAGAAAGTAT